TAGTACATCACCATTTAATACAAAGCTATCTGTGCAAGCAGGTCTTAAACCACGAACTTCTGAAAACTCAAACTTCTGACCTTTTAGTACACAAATAATACCTCTAGTGGATTGTTCATTTGTATTAGCTTTAGTAAAAAATATTCTGTATTGTGTCTTGTCAGTTATAACTACTGAATCAAATTCACTAGCACTAGATATCTGCTCATTAAAAATAGACTGTACAGCAGAGCTTATAGTACCCAATTCAACGTCACCAATTCTAGCAGTACCAGCAATAGTTCTTAAACCATCAGGTCCTAAGAATATTAAGTCACCAGCAAATTCTTGAATAGTGTCACCATTTATGCAACCTATGTTTCTTGTTACGTCAGAGACTGCAAAGTTAGCACTAGATGTTCCTGACAGTTTAAATATTCTAGTTTCACAAAAGATAAATAAGTTGTCACGGAAAACTTTTATACCTGTTATCTCGTCATCAACTTTAATACTACCTGCACCTGAACCACTATTAAATGCATCCTCATCAAAGGGTTGACTAAATACTACCTCTTGTTTAGTAGTTGACTTACCTGCATAGAACATATGGTTCTTAAAAGATGCTACAAACTTAGCACCTGCTACTGAGCTATCACTTATATCTGTTGCAGATAAAGAAGAGTTAAATACAGTAGGTGCATTAACACCATCTAGTACAACTATTTTATCTGTGCCATCAAAGTTAAATCTTTCAAATGTATACTTACCTGCACTCGTTCTACCACTATCTATACTTGTCCACGATGAACCACCCGGAGTTGCACTAAATATACTAGTACCCCTAGCTGCTAATACTTTATTACCAAAGGTAGCAACCATAAGTATTTTTTCTATATCAGATGAAGTAAAAGGAACAACTACTGGTACATACTTTGAGTAGCCATTAATACGTCTATAACCACCCTCAATAGCAGGTTCAAAGTTTTTAAGCTCTAATGCTTCACCCGGTAACATCATAAATGTAGACTTGTTTAATACTAGTCCACCCTCACAATTAAAGGCTGAAGGGGTTGTTTGAGACTCATCTGCCATTTATAATGACCTAACGTCTATCATACTTGAACTGCTTGAGTTTCTAGGTATAAAGGTAGAGCGAATATAAGAGAATTTGTTTATTAATAGTGTTTGCATATTCTTTATACCTTGCTCAAATCTTTGCATGTTAAGTTGATACTGTTGTGTTTCACCCCTATATTGATATACAAACGCTGTAGCACCATCTACAATTACAGGACTAAACCTATCAGGTATACTTGTAGTATCACCATGAGCATCTAACTCAGCAGGAAAAGTGTAGTAATCAAATTTTATGGAGTATGATTTATCTGGAAAAGGATACAAAAGATAATTGTTATCAGGAGTTCTAACCACAAACTCAGGAACACCACCATTATTAAATTGCGTTACCGTGACACCACTTAAAATTGCTATAGCGTTGCTTCCTCTTGTACATCCTGTAAAGGTAGTACTAGAACCAATAGCTGTATAGTTAATACTTTCATTACCTATTATAATAGTACCCACAGCATCAAATCCTGCTGTACTAGCAACTGTTATAGTTGTAATACTATCTGTATGGGTAGTAGTTGTTGTAGTTGTTTCTATCTCATCTTCTTGATTTATAACTCTATTAACGTAATCATTATAATCTAGCAAACTTAGTTTATATCCATTGTTACCTAACGTAGAGTCTTTTACAATTCTAAATGTATTATAGTCTACTGTTTTAGTAGATGTAGGTAATGAATATCTAACCACACCTGCTGTTACTATTTTAGTTTCTGTTGCATGATTAAATGGATAATTAAACTCTCTCTGATTGACAAATCTAATTGATTCATTAACTGCATTTTGGCATTGAACTTGTATACCCCTAGCACTAGAAAAGGTTGCCGAAGTTAATGCAACCTCGTTCAACCTTGCTATGACTTTATTTGTAAGTGTTAGGTAAGTTTCTGCCATGTTAATTCCTAAGTAAAATGAAAGAGCAAGTTGCCCTGCTCTCTCATATATAAGTTAAGCTAAAGTATCTCTATCTACTTCATTAGCCGCCATGTCACCAGCATCACTGATATCCATAAGAGTTGCGAACACTCTTATCTTTCCAGTTAATGTAGTTCCAGTTTGAGCTTGAACAAGTATATCTAGAGTATCAGCTGCAGGTACTAGTACAGGAGCATAAGCTGCTGAAGTAGGAGCATAAGCTAAAGCATCAGCCCCATCAGCATCAAAACCATCAACAAAGTTGTCAACATCTCCACCTGTGATACCTAAATCATAAGCAGTATCAGATGATGTACCTGTTAGAGCAGTAACTACTTGCAAACCTGCATGTAAAATTACTGATTCAGCAGGAATATTGAGACACTGATATACATCACTAGAAGCTAGGGCAGTACCCTTGGCTGTAGTAGCAACAGCTATATCAATAGTGTTCTGAATTTGATAGGGTTTTCTACCTCTAGGGTGATTTCCTCTAGTAGGTATAGTTAAATTTAAAGTTGACATAAATCAATCTCCCTATGCTAAGTGATACATAGCAGTACAGATTGCTTCAGGGCGAAGAATCTTTCTGCCATACAAATGCATACCACGAACAATATCAGCAAAAGAATCAGGGTCTCTATAAGTCTCTGTCTTGTTGATTTGCTCGGCAGTAGCTATGGATGATGAGTGACCAGCTACAATAACACCAAAGTTTGAAGAACTATTAGCACCTGTTGTTGCAGGTCCTGTTCCTAAACTTGGAAGATTATTAGACTGATATATCTTAAACCCATGCAAGCTATTCATTACTAAACCATTTTGAAGTCCACTTCCACCCCAATCAGATTGGAATAGTCTTGAGTCTTCATCTTTTAGTACTTCAAGAAATACAGGGTCTAATACCAACCATCTACCATTAGTGTCAACATTCTGTTGATCCATTAGTCTAGACATTCTAGCTATTAGAGTCAATGGGAATGTATCACCTACGGCAGGAGTTGAGTCAGTTGCACCCGGCATCCTTGGCTGAATAGTAATAGCATCGGCTGCTGTACCACCAAAAGTTGCAGAGTCTAGTTGCATGGAATCCAACAGTTCGTCAGTACCAGCAGTTGCAACAGCAACAGTACCATTAACGGTAGCGTTGACTGCATTAGCTGCATCGTGAATTGCTGATTGCTTGTAACCTGACATATAACCAAGTACATCTTGGTCAAATTGATCGGCTAGTCTATAGGCTGCTCTATTAGATGCTAACTCTTGAAAGTTAATATGCGAATGAGCTTCCTCAATATCATCCACTTTAAATGCAAAGTAATTAGCTTTGTCAATCGTAAGTGAAAATTCTTCATCGTCAAGGTCTTGAGGAGTTATTGTAGTTCCTCTTGAATATGCCTTGACTGTTATTTCTGGTTCTTTAATAACCTTAACGGAATCGCCCATATTAGCAATTTCACCGAAGTAATCATTATTAGTGATTGCATCGACTACAGACCCCTTGCGAAATGCAAGTTGTACCTGTTTGCTGTAAATAATAGGACTAAAATTTCCGTTAGGAAGGTTACCATAACCACCGGCTGTTCCAAATGCCATTTTATTCTCCTTGGATTTAGTAGGTTAAAGTTTTAATTTTAGTCATTTACTTCAATAAGGACCATTCATGCGTTGAGGTTGTACATAGGACTGCAATTCCTTTGTAGGCTCACATAATTGGGTAATCTCTGAAGTTTGGTAATAATGTATCGCAAGTATCCATAAGGGGTTGTGATACATTTCTAGTTATATATAGTTATACTTATAAATAACTATTTGTCAACATTCTTTTTATCTTTTTCTTTAACCATCTCTAAAAAGTTAAAGTTTACACTAAAAGACCTGCGTTCTCCCTTTGTTTTAAACGGATATACGCAGTGAAATAAGTCAGAAGGGAATATATAGAAGTCTCCTACTTGTGGCTTTACCATAAAGTTTGTATTACTATAACCTGATGACGTACCATGAACAAATTGTATGTGTCCGTTAGAAGGA